AAAATTTATTTCTCCCTTTACAGCCTATTGGGGGGTATGGAATGATGAGCAAGTACCTAATACCTATTCGCATTATGCAGATACGGTAATGGAAACCTTACTACAAAAAGTTCAACCTATTATGGAAAAACACACCGCGCTTAAATTAAGTCCTACATATTCCTATGCAAGAATTTATAAGAAAGGGGATGTTCTAGCTAGACATAAAGATAGATATTCATGTGAAATATCTACTACTTTAAATTTAGGTGGTGATCCCTGGCCCATTTATTTAGAACCTTCTGGCAGAACTGGACAAGCTGGTATTAAAGTAGATTTAAAACCGGGAGATATGCTTATCTATTCTGGATGTGATCTGGAGCACTGGAGAGAAGAGTTTACTGGACAAACTTGTGCTCAAGTATTTTTACATTATAATAAAAAAGGTTCTAAACTAGCCAAAGAAAATGAGTTTGATAAACGTCCATTCCTAGGACTTCCAGCCTTTTATAAAGGCTTTAAATCTAATTGATTATAGGTTAAATGTAGTATATTTTACTCTAGGAGAGTTATATGCTTCATAAGATTACATTACAACCAGGTTTAGATAAGCAATCTTCCGACACAGGAGCCGAAGGAAAATGGGTTAATGCCGATTATGCTCGTTTTAGATATGGCTATCCTGAAAAAATAGGAGGATGGCAACAATTAGGAAGTGACCTTTTAGTAGGAGCTGGTAGAGATCAGCACGTATGGGTAGATAATGATGGTAATAGGTATGCGGCTATTGGTACTAATAAAATGCTTTATATCTATTTTGAAGGGGCCTTCTATGACATCACTCCTTTAGATACTACACGAACACAGACTAGTGCTACCTGGACCTTTGATGGTACAACCTCTGTCACCATTACAACAGCCACGGCCCACGGAGCAACCGTAGGAGATATTATATTATTAGATAATGTGACTTTACCTGGTGGTACAGGACTCACAGACGCAGATTTTGAAGATAAATTATTTGAAATTATTACTACACCTTCTCCTACCACATTTACTATTACTTCAGCTAGTTCAGGATCGGCAGCTACAGGCGGAAGTGTAGATGTAGAATTTTATTATGTAATAGGACCAATCACACAAGGTTATGGTTATGGTTGGGGTACTAATACGTATGGTGGTCAAGTTGTTCCACCTACTTTAACAACGTTAGTTGGAACTTTAGCCGATGATGCTTTTGGAACAGGAGGAGCTCCTTCTACACAAATTACTTTAACTGCTACGTCAGCTTTTTCTTCACCTTCTGGTACAATTCAAATAGGAACTGAACTTATTAGTTATACCGGTAATAATACAGGTACCAATACTATTACAGGAATTACTAGAGCCGCGAGTGGAAGTACACGATCGGCGCATGGTGCAGGTTCTACTGTTTATGATGCAACAAATTATGTAGGTTGGGGAAGTGCAAGTTCTTCTTCTCACGTAGTTATTGAACCAGGTCAATGGAGATTAACTAACTATGGAGAAAAACTTTTAGCTTTAGTTCATAACAAAAAAGTATTCGATTGGGATCCATCGTTTGCTAATTTATCAGTAAGAGCTACAGTGGTGGCGGGAGCACCTACAGCTTCCAGAGATATGATGGTATCTACACCGGATAGACACTTAGTATTTATTGGAACAGAAGAAACAATCGGATCCTCTACTTCTCAAAATGAAATGTTTGTAAGATTTTCTGATCAAGAAGATATTAATACGTATACCCCTACCGCAACTAACACAGCTGGTAGTCAAACTTTACCCGATGGTTCTAAATTAATGGCATGTACAACAGGGAGAACAGCCTTATACATTTGGTCTGATACAGCTATGTTTACGATGAGATTTATTGGTCCTCCATTTACTTTTGGATTTGATCAAGTTGGAACTAACTGTGGTATTTCTAGCCAACATGCAGCTGTAGAGATTGATGGTATAGCTTATTGGATGGGACCTAATGGTTTCTTTAGATTCGCAGGAGGTCGTGTCGAAAGTATGTTATGTTTAGTAGAAGACTATGTATTTAATGACATTAATGCTAGTGCCAATCAACAAATTCATGCAGCCGTTGATAATATATTTGGTGAAGTAACCTGGTTTTATTGTAGTAGTGGATCCAGTTACATAGATAGATCTGTTACTTATAACTATTTAGAATCTACACCACAACAACCTATTTGGTATACTTCTTCTCTAGATAGAACTACCTGGGTACAACAAGGAATCTATTCTAATCCTTATGCAACTGAATATGAAACAGGTGAAGCACCTACTATACCTGTAGTAGGAGGAGTCACTAATGGAGCAAGTTATTTTTGGCAACATAATATAGGAACTGATCAAGTAAAAGCTAATGGAACTACAACAGCTGTTCAAGGTTATGTAGAATCAGGAGATTATGATATCAGCCGTCAAGAAGGGATACAAGGTCAAGGAGAATATATTATGAGAGTAAGTAGAATTATTCCAGACTTTGGAGAACAAACTGGAGATGCTAAAGTTTATTTAAATTCTAAAACTTTTCCTAATGCTGCAGCCGTATCTACTTCTTACGCAGCCACTACCAGTACTACTCAAATATGGACTAGAAAACGTGCTAGACAAATTGCATTAAAAGTAGGAAATGTAGGAACAGGAGAGAGTTGGAGAATGGGAACTTTTAGATTAGATATTAATGCAGGAGGCCGAAGATAATGGCAAAGATAGTTGAAGTTGTAACAGATATTTTAGGACCTGACTTTGATCAAATAAATGTACAAGGTTTATCAAACAATGTAGTTAATATTGTACAAAAATTAAACACTACCTATCAACAACAATTAAAGGATGAAATGGAAGCCTTTACTTTATTTACAAGTTAAGGTATAAAAAGAAAAAGAAGAAATGGCTAATAAATATAAAATTGATATTACACCGGTAGCAACTACAAGTATTACTACTTTGTATACTTGTCCTACTGCTAACGTAGCTATTGTAAAATCTATTTCAGCTTACAATACTCACCCTAGTGCTGCAACAAACTGGGTATTAAGTGTAAGAGATAATAGTGCGGGTGCGGATTTTGTATATAAAGGGGAAACCTCAGTCAATGCCGCTACCAAAAAAGAGTTTTTAAATGGTGATGAAAGTAGTATACTTATACTTGAAGAGGCAGATGCTTTAAAATTTACGACAACCGTAACATCGGCTAACGTTTTTGTTAGCGTATTAGAACAGGATAGAACATAATGACATTTGAAGAAAAAGGAGAATTTTTAGGATACACTACCATTGATGGTAAACAAGTTCCTAAGTATAGAGGAAAGACTATTGTTAAATTATACAACATTCAAACTAATAAAGAATATAACTCAGATAAAGAAGCTGATGATGATGTAGATAACCCAGCTACTGATACAAAGAGAGAGCACATAAGGAGAGATGTAACTATTATTGCACCACATATTGATTTAGTGGGTGGTACAGTAAAGAACCCAAATGAAAGCTAAAGGTGGAACAGAAATACAAATGGAAGAACTTAGAAAGAGACTTCCAAAACATTATTGGGAAAAGATTTCCATTACTACTTCTATTCCCGAGAAGCATCCTATTGACCCGAGTCGATTAAATATTTTATGGTTAAAAAATTCTTATGACCAACCCAATCTCAGACCCTGGTTTCTTAAAAAAGAGAACCATCCTAAATATGATTTTTATGTTTTTAATTCTCATTGGAGTTATGAAAAATATAGGATTCATTTTAACATTCCTACTTCTCGTTGTTTTGTTATTAAAAACGCCTTACCAAAATTTAATTGGCAACCAAAAAAATTTTACGAAAAAGGTCAAACTTTAAAATTAGTTCATAACATTACTCCTTGGAGAGGATTAAATGTATTGTTAGCGGCCATGCATTTTCTAGAAGATGAAGATATTACTTTAGATGTTTATAGTTCTACTCAAATATATGGAGATTCTTTTAAAGAAGCTAATGATAAATACTATCAACCTATCTATGATCATGCAAAATCAATGAAGAAGGTTAACTTTAAAGGTTATGCTCCTCACGAAGAAGTATTACAAGCTCTACAAGATAGTCACGTCTTTGCTTACCCTTCTATCTGGGAAGAAACTTCATGCAACTCAGCTATAGAAGCTATGGCTGCAGGTTGTGCTGCTTTGGTGACAAACTTTGGAGCACTATTTGAAACGTGTTCAGACTATGGATTCTATGTGAATTATAATAATGTACCCAAACAATTAGCTATAGATTATTCTCAACACATTAAATATTTAAAAAGAATTCTTCCTCAACAGGATATAAAAACTAGACTTACTAATCAGCGCCAACACTTTTTACATTTTTATGATTGGGATCAAAGAATTAAAGAATGGATTGCTTTTTTAAATAATGGTTTAATGAAAAAAGGAATACCCCATGAAGATGGAAAGTAGTGATAGTTTTTTAACAGACGATAAGTTTGAACCTGAAACTCAATTGTTTGAACAAAATATAGTGGATGGGAGTCAATTAATAGATACTAATGTTCCCCGATATTTAGACAAACATTTATTTGTAGCTACTCCTAACATGGGAGAAATTAAATTAAGTTGTGTTAAATCTTTATTAGAACTTCAAAGTCTTTGTTTATCCCCCGATATTAATATTATACCTCAGTTTCATATGGTTAGATCTTCCATCATTATTACCGGTAGAAATATGTGTGTTCAAGCTTTCTTAAAATCTAGATGTTCTCATATGTTATTCATTGATTCAGATATTGAATTTGATGCCCCTTCTATTTTAATGATGATGAAAGCTAATAAAGATATTGTTTTAACTCCTTACCCTATGAAAGCGGTTAACTGGGATAAGGCTAGAGATATGGCAGAAAAAAGTGGAAGACCCATTGAAGAATGTCCTTACTATTATTGCATGGAATTTCCTGATAAAAATAACATTGAAAGTATAGATGGTTTAGTAGAGATTAAAAAAGGACCAGCTGGCTGTATGCTTATTAAAAGAGAAGTATTTGAAAAAATGATTAAAGCTTACCCTAACTTACTTATTAAACAAAAACATTTGGTTAACGGAATCATGGGAGGAACAGAAGAGATGTGGAATTTCTTTGACACTTCTTTTGATGAAAAAACAGGAGATTTTGTAGGGGAAGACTATGCATTTTGTAATAGATGGACCGCTATTGGGGGTAAGATCTACGCCAATGTGGACGCTTACATTACCCATCATGGAGACTTTGCTTATCGTGGAAGATTTATTGACGAAGGCAGAAAAATTAAGTAATATCATATAGATTAGGGTTTTCAGGAATACCCTTCAACCTGCTATCACAAAATCAAAGGAATTATTATGGGATGGAATCCGTTTAAAGCAGTAAAAAAAGCAGTCAAAGGTGTCACTAAACCTTTCAAGAAAATACTAAAAAGTCCAATCGGTAAAGCAGCCGCTTTAGCTGGTCTGGGTTATCTAGGATATAGAGGTATGGGACCTGGAACTAAATTTGGCAAATGGTTTGGAACGTTAGGGCCATTGAAACAAGCAGGTATAGTGGGACTAGGTACTACAGGTCTTTCTCTAGCGGGCCAAGGATTTGAAGAAGATGAAGAAGAGGAAGTAATCGTGGATGATACCTCAGGACAGGAAAATTATTTAGCAGCTAGAAAATTTTTTCCTTTTGGAGCGTATGATCCTTTATGGAAAGGAAACCAAGGTGGAAGAGTTGAAGCTAATATTGGCTTGTATGCAGGACAAGGTGGTGGTATGAATAACCCTATGAATCCTATGATGAACAGAGGTCTGGGAGCCATGGGCTCGCCGGGCATGAACCCTTATAACCAACAAAATTTAATGGCACAAGGTCAGATGCGTGGTCAGCCACCTGGAGGTATGCCACAAGGACGTCCAGCAATGGCCCAAGGACCAGGAATACCATCCGCTCGACCGGCAACCTTACCTAAAGAACGTCCTAATACAGATTTGATAGAACTAATTAAATTATTAGTTTCTCTGGGAATTCCTATGGAACAATTACGAGGAAGAACTGAAGAAGAATTAGTAGAGATGGCAATTGCTGTTAAAGAGAGAGTACAACCGGAAGGAAGAGAAGAAGTTGTTGAAGAATCAGAAGAAGTAATTGGAACAGAACAACCAGAAGATATTCAACAAATGGCAGCCCAAGGCGGAAGAATTGGGTATGCTGGTGGCAGTGGTGAATACGGAGAAACACTTCCGAGAGGTAATCCTGCAGTCGTAGAAGAAATAGAAAACATGAGAGAATTTAAAATTGCCAACCCTGATATTGAAGATGTAGCGGATTATGCTGAAGAGTATGAACAAGAAGAAGTAGTAATTCCAAAAGCAGGTGGTGGTTTAATGAGAACTGGATATGCTATGGGATCAGAGCAACCAGTTATTCCATCTAAAGATGGACCCCAAATAGATTACCGAGACATGGGTGGTTATCAACCACACGGTAAAGCAGAAAAGCATGATGATGTTAGAGCGTTATTAGCTCAAGGAGAATTCGTGGTTACTTCTGATGCTGTTAAAGGTATCGGTGAGGGTGACAGAGATTTAGGTGCAAAAAGAATGTACGATATGATGCACAAGTATGAACCAATAGGGAGAGCATTAAGCTAATGGCTGAATATAGTTGGTATAACCCATTCACCTGGGACATGCAGAATAACCCTGCTTATAGAGCCGGAGAATCTTATTATGATTTAACTCAAGGAGAAAATGCACCTCCAGTGAATGAGGATACATGGCAACTCGCAACAGAGATAGTTCCTCTTTATAACAAATTTATAAATGATAAATTAAAGGGCTTTAATTATCGAACTCCTAATCTTACGATGCCCAATAATCTTTTAAATAACTTCGAAAGTATCTCTCCTAATACAGGAGGCTCCAATTATAACATTAACTTACAACCTTCATATGGTTTTGGCACAGCAATACCTGGTGGTTTGAACGCAGTTCATCGGGCTTATAATGCTATTCCTGGATACACTGTAGATGATCTTCGAGGTGTGCAGTTTGAGGATACTGCTCCTATTGCCGACATCACAACAACTAATGTAGAAGAAGATCTTAAAAGACGAGGGATTCACAGCGACTTTCCAATAGATTATCCTACTTTCCAAGAAGACTACACTGTCCGTGGAAAAAAGATAAATGAAATGCCACAACAAAAAAAGGGATGGAATATAAACTGGCCCGACTTTCTACCTACTCCAGTGGGAATTATGCAAGCCATAGGAAATAAATTTAAAAGATCCCCTCAGAAACAAGCAGAATTTGAAGCATATGAAGCAAGCAAAAATGAAGGAGGATGGGGAGATTTTGGAGATTACAAAGGAAATATATACAGGGATCCTGGAACTAATTTAAATAGAATTAACATAGTAGATCCCACAACCGGTGTTACTCTTTTACGAAATAAAAATTTTGATTCTATGTTTGGTAGTGACAGTGTTGAAGAAATGATTGCTAAAAAAGATGCATGGATTCAAGATAGAATACTAAACCAAAAACCTTTATCTAAAGCTTTAGAGATATATGCAAAGAGCAAAGGATTTTATGGTCCTTCTAAATACGTAACGCGAAAAGACAAAGTACAGGATGCACCAAAATTCAAACCTACTTTTGATCCAACCCCTGACTATCGAGGACCTCACGGAGACAGCGGTCCAAGTTGGCATGGAGCAACAGCAGCTAGACAAAAAGCTGGAAAAAAAGTTGCTGGACCAGGATTTGGTAAAGGAGCTTATTGGTCTGAAGGTGGAAGAGTAGGATATAAAACAGGAGGAAGAGTAGGAATACTCTCAGTATTTTAATGGCAACAGAAACAACAAGAACATTACCCGCACCATTTATAGAAGGTATAGGTAAAACATTTGCAGAAGGTTTAGTAAGACCAACCGGAGAAGGTGGTTTAGGAATTGGACAAGCTATCGATACAACAAAATTTCAACCTACTTTAGCAGGTATCGGAGGAGTAGGACAAGCAGCGCAACAAGCTGCAGCAAGTCAAGCAGGCTTAGGTCAATTAACTTTTGATTCCACTACAGGGGCCGTAACAGGTGTAGGCCAAGGTACAGGAATCGCTGGCTATCAACCTTATTTAGCAGAAGCAACAGGATTAACAGGAACAGGAGCAGGAACAGGAGCAGGGTCAATCTCTTCTTACATGAGTCCTTACACGACTAATGTTATTGATGCTATGAAACAACAAATGGGAGATGTTAAAGCCCAACAAGACATAGCTAGAAACGCTCAAGCCGTAGGCGCAGGAGCTTTTGGTGGAGCAAGACAAGGAGTTCAACAAGCGGTAGCGGATACTGAATACAATAGAATGATTGGACAAATGGTTGCTCAACAAATGGGTCAAGCATTTACTCAAGGACAAGGAGCAAGACAACAAGATTATATGAATCAAATGAATTTAGCACAGATGCAACCTCAATTAGCTATGCAAAACGTAGGTAACATTGCTCAACTCGGTCAAAGTGAACAGGCTTATAGACAAGCATTAGCTGATACATATGCACAACAACAAAAATTAGCACTGTATGAACCATATCAAAGATATGGCTTCTTCGGTGAACAGTTAACAGGATTGATGGGTGGTTATCCTGGTGGCTCAAGAGTTCAAACTACACCAGATCAAAGTCCCATGGCTCAAGCTTTAGGATTAGGAATTGGTGCACTGGGAGCTTACGCTGGAATGAATAGAGCTAACTTATTTGGAACATAATGAAAAAACATATATTAAATAGACCAATGTTTAGACAGGTTAAATCCCCTGCGTATGGCACAGGGATTGCTGCTAACTTAGTAACTGAACAACAAAGAATTAAATATAATTCTGGTGGAAGAGTTGGTTATGATAATGGGGGAGGAATCTTTCCCGTTGGTGGAAAGATGCATAGATTTGCAGAGAGTCCTTTTGGTGGGGGTCTGATGTATGGAATACCAGGAGCTTTAGCAGATTTTGCATATACTCCTATTAATCAAATAGGAAGAATGTTTGGTTTTAATCCGGGCTTGTCTGCACGAAAAGATATTAGAGCCCAAAAAGATTATTTATTTGGTAAAGATAGAGAAGGCAGAATGACTGATGAAGAAGTAGATGTGTCAAATTTCTTCTTACCATTTAGTGCAAAGAGTTGGAGAGATGAAGTAGGTGAAGAAAAAGAAAAAATAAAAGATGTAGATGAATTTTTACAAGAGAGACAGAATAAGTTAAACCAACTAAGAACGACTGACCAGAAACCTCCCAAGGTGGTTGATACTGAAATAGTTGAGGAAGAGTCCGATGTATTAGGCTTAGATCCTGAAGACAGAGCAGCTATGGAAGCTTCTATCCTAAGTAAAATGGGACAGGGAGCCCTAACCAGTAAAGGAACAAGTGGATGGGATGTAGTTAAAGATGCATTAGCAGGTGCAACTGGAGAAATTTCTAAACAAACTGATCCAAGAGAATATAGAAAATGGAAAACTAGAGGTAAAGAACAAAGACAAATAAGAGAGGAAGATAGAAAATGGGCAGAAAAACAAGAGGCAAAAAAAATAGCTAGAGCTCAAGATCCGGCCAATATTGCACAAGTATTAGAGTTCGAAGGTAATTTGTCTCATGTAGCAGCTATCAATAAGGCTTACGGAAGTAATATTAAAGAAAAACCTCCAGCAGGAAAGGAAAACAAAAAACAAGTAAAACAATTTAGACTCACTTTAAAAGAAGGGGACGTATTCTTTGATCCTGATACCAATAAATATAAAATGGTTACCGGTAACAAAGAGAAACCACTAGAAGAACTTTCAGAAACAGAAGCTATCGAAATCACTAGAAGAACAGGTTAGTTATGGCTCAGACATATAATGAAGACTGGCTAACTAATCCGGAAGAGAATAGTGAAGTAAGTTTAATAGGATCTATTGGTTCAGGTATTGCAACCGGGTTAATTAAAATTCCTGAAGGGGCTTTTTCTTTATTTGCTAATATTTATGATCTAACTAATGACACGGATACAGCACTCGAGGTGGAGAAATGGTTTGATAATAACGTTTATAAAAAATTAGGAAACATAGAAGAGAAAGCAGAAGCCACTACCGCTGGAAAAATTACATCAGCTTTAATTAATATAGGGGTACCTGGAGGTATTGCATTTAGATATGGAACTAAAGCAGCCAATGCTGCTTTAAAATCAGCTAACGCTGGAAAGTATTTTACTCTTAATAATCCCACACTAGCTAAAGCAGGACAAAAAGCTTTAGAGTTAAATAAAAAAGGTAAGGTGGCAAAGTTTGCAGCCGGTGCTGTAGCTGGAGGTGTAGCTGAAGGAATCTTTGTTGCAGACGTAGAAGACTTTGGAACCATAGGAGATTTATTAGGAGGACCCACAGCGTTAGAGGATTTATCTTTTAAAGAAGGAAAAGATAGAGCCGCTAGATCTATATTAAATAGAATTAAATTTGGAACTGAAGGTTCGTTACTTACAGGAGTTATAGGTGGAACAGGTGCAGCCATAAAAAAAGTTGCAACTAGAGGTAAAGCTTTAAAGTATTCTAACAGTTGGGGTGATAGAATTTTAAATAGTTTAGCTCATAGATTTAGACCGCGAGGAGATATACCTGAAGAAGCTTTCTTAACTAAGCGAGAACAAATTGGAAAAAGATCTAAGGATTTAATAAGAGCTACTCAATTATCTCGCGCTGTCGATAGAGACATTGATAGAATCTTTCCGAATATTAAATCTACCTTTGACAAAACAACCAGAGCAGAAAAAGAATTATTATATAAAGACTTAGAGGATGTTTTATTTTCTGGTAAAGCCGGTGTAGATG